GACGTAGAGTTCGTCCAACACGTTGATGGACGAGTCCGTGCCGATAGTCGCCGGAAGGTTGGTCGTCGAAAGGCCGGTGGAAAGCGTGTTGGTGCCGACCTCAAACGACCGCCAGATGTTTGCGGCCGTCGTACCGGCACCCAGCATATACACGCGGCCCGACAAAATCTCGTAGGTTGCGCCCGTAGCCGGAGTGAACGAAAACGCGGTATCCACTTGAATGGTCGGCGTCGTGCCGGAACTGTTTCCCGTAATCCACCGCTGTTCGGTCTTGCCCGCCGTCGTATCGACGATGCGAATGCGGAACCCGAGGTCACCGGAGCCGCCACGGTTGGCGAGCATATTGACGCCGACTGCCGTCGGGAGCGCCGTAGACAGCACCACCGAAGTCGTGGTCGCACCGGCTGCAATTGTGCCAGTTAGCGCACGGGACGGGGCAAATGCCGATGCTGCACCCGCACCGAACGTACCCGCCAGAGCGGGCGACTGCACAAAGTTCCAACCCTTCGTGACGATGTTGTAGCGGTTCAGCACCGTACCTGACACGAGGCTGTAGACGAAAGGATTGCGCGTCGTGTTGTTGCGCATATCGACCGCCATGCACGATCCCGCCGCGTGGGCGTTGGGAGACGGGGCGACTTGCGCCCACATCAGACGATCAATGACCTTTTTGAACGTGTTAGCCATGTTCTACCTCAAGTAATTCGCGCGCGAACAGTTGACGACCACGCGGCAAGGTTCTGCCCAAGGACTTGTATGCGACCTTGCAGCGTGTCGATGGTGGAAAGGTTGGTGACCGTTGAGACTGTCGTAACCGTTGTCACCGTGCCTACCGTCGTGACAGTCGGCAACGTGCCGGTAATACGCAACGCCTGTAGCGACTTGTCGTAGCCCTGCGGAGCGTTCAAATAATTCAGAATGCGCATCAGCAGCAGTTCTGCATTTGCGTCGGTAACTTCCAGCGTCCCGACTGCGCCGATGTCTACCGGCAGCGGGTTGGATGAACTGACACCGACGAGGTTGCCGCCCGAGTTGAAGCCGATGTAGTCGGCCGAGGCCGGGACAGCAGCGCCCGTCGTGCCTGCAGCTGCGTTGCCGCTCGACCCGCCGACGATGTTGACGTTTTGAGTTGCCGGGAAGTTGCCGACGCTGACCGTGCCTTGCACATCAAGCGGCGACGGGGCAGTGATCGGCATTGGATTGGCGGCCGACACGTCGACGGCCGTGCCGTCGCTACCGACGCTAATCTTGACGCGCTGGTGCAGGACGCCGCCAATCTCGTCGGCCGCGACAACGGCACCCTCGCCCGGTGTGTACCCTACGTTGTCTGCCATGTCGTCCTCAGTTCATCGTTGGTGGAGAAAAGCGCCCAGGCGGCCCAATCTGAACCGGCGCAGCAGAGGACGCTTCGTCGTCGTCGATCTCGCGTACCTCGACGATGTCGCCCGACTGCGGGTCGCGGATCGGCACGCGCTTGCGCTTTCGATTTACCGCGCCCATCACGGCCATCATCTGGGCATCCGACTCGGCCTTGTTCTGCGCGACCATCTCCTTGATCGACTCGAGCTCCATGACCTGCGAAGTGCCAGGCAGAGACATGAGCAGGTTGGAGATGTGCTTGTAGTTCTCTTCGATCGAGTCGAACCGCTGCTGCATCTCGACCTTCTGCAGCTCGACCGAGGCCTTGAGAGCCGCGAGCTTCTCGTCGCTCTGCACCTGCAACGCGGCAACCTTCTCGTCGCTCTGCGCCTCGAGCATCGCGATCCGCTCGTTCGACTTGATCTTCTCCGCCTCGAGCATGATCTGCGGGTCGGGCTGCGGCTGCGGCGGGTTCTGCAGCTGCTGGTTCATCGCCGTGATCGCCTGGTCGAGCACGCCCTCGATCTCGGTCGACACGCGGAACTTCGCGACCGCCCACTGCATCAACCGAAGCAGGAACGGACCTGCGCCCGGCGTCTGCTGCGCCACCGGCGCAACCTGCGAAATGAAAGCACCGAGCCCCTGCATGAATTGCACCGCGGCGTCGCGCTCGGCGGCCCAGTCCATCGCCGCCATCGAATCGGCCTCGACCGAGATGCGGTACTCGCTGAGCTCTTCGTCCTTGATCAGCGAAATCGCCGACTGGGCATAGGGGGCATCCGGCGTGCGCAGGATGTTCGATCGCGTGGCGATCGTGTCGGGCTGGAAGTGCTTGGCGATGATTTCCGCCTTGATCCGCAGCGCTTGCGTGAGCCACTCGGCGATATAGAACTGCATCAGCTGCACGCGCGTCGAGCCGAACTGCGCCTTGATCTGCTGCGCCGTCGCGGTCTCGGAGGCCTTGCTCGAGCCGCGCATGACGTCCGAGATGCCGAGCACCTCGTAGATCTGCATCGTCTTGTCTTGGCGGTACTGGCGCAGGCGCTCGATCGCGTTGACGATCGCCTCAATCGGCACCCAGTCAATCTTGCCCTTGATGCCGCCCGACTCCGCGAACATCGCCCAGTTGTCGACCGGGATCAGCTGGTTCTCGCTCGCCTGCTGGAACATGCGCTGGATGCCGTCGGCAGCCTTGTCGTAGACGCCGATCACCTTCGCCGCACGCGTGAGCCAGGTGATGCGGGTGTTGATCTCGTCGAGCTCGTCGAACTGGTCCTGCGCGAAGACGTAGTCCGCGCGCGGCATGAAGTTGCTCGAGGTGACGTTCGCCGCGAGCGGCTTCGGGCAGGGGAAGAAATTCTCGAGCCCGAGCGGGTCGGGCTTGTAGTCGAGGATCACGTCGCAGCCGGGCGACTGCCAGTAGACGGTCTTGTTTTCCTTGCACCAGATCTCGAACACCTGCGCGCGCGACCACACGTCGTGCTTCGGCGCCTGGTCGTTCTGGCCGCGCGGCTTGTTCGGCCCGAGCCGCACCACCTTGGCGATCTCCTCGCCGAAGCGCTCGATGAGCTGGTCGCGCGTCATGTACACGCGCCGCGCCACCCACCGCACCTCTTCCCAGGTGCGCGCAGGTGACCAGAAGAAATCCTTCCAGTAGACGTAATCGGCCGGCGCCTCTTCCTCGACGATCGCCTCGAACGTCGTGGCCGGTGCGAGCTCGACCCCGGTGAGCGGATCCACTTGCGCCGGCTGCTCGCGCTCTTCCGTCTTGACCTCGTACCGCAGCCAAACCTGCCCGAGCCCGACCACCAGCCAGTCCTCGATGCCGGTGCGCACCGCGGCGTCCCAGCTCGAGATGTTGTCGTCGAACGAGCGGTTGAGCAGTCGCTGCACGATCTGCCCGGCCACGCGCGCCTGGTCGTCCTCCGCGTCCAGAAACGAACGCGCCACAGACGCGCGTGGCGGCCGGGCGTAGAGCAAGCTCAGCAACACCTTCGTCGTCGACCAGAACAGGTTGACGCGCGCCTCGTCTCGACCGAATTCGTCGCGCTTGTCGAGAAACCGGCGCGTGATCTTGTCGGCGTCGTCGTGGAACTTCTGCAGCTCCTGCTTCGACGCCTCGATCTCGGTGCTCCAGCGCTGCGCCATCCCTTGCGGGGTGTCGGCAAAGTCGCGCGCGCTTTCGATTCGGTCGTTTTCTTGCATCAACCTACCCGCTTGGTCTGGCTCGGCCCGCAATCCCACACATCCTCGAGGCAGAACCTGTAGGTCTGCCCACCACGCGGTGCGATAGTAGCATCACCCCTTGACAATTTACCAGAAATCGGTCTCGCGGCCAGTGCGAGGTAGCGGAACGCGTCCGCGGCGTGCGAGTGCTGGTCGTGCTTCGGGCGGTTGCGGAATGTCTGCGTCTTCTCGTCCCACTCGCGCATGTACCCGCGCAGGTGCTCGATGCCGTCGTAGGTCGCTTTCTCGTCGAACCAGCACTTCGGCAGCACGATTCGCGCCGCCTCGATGCCGTCCTGCAGCGAAAGCTCGGGCACCAGGCGCGGCGTGATGCCGGCCGCCAGAAACTGCTCGATGATCGACTTGCCGGTCTGCAGCGACTTCGCCTTCGCGTCGTGCGGCAGCCACACCGTACCCACCTTGTACGGCCGACTCTTCACCCACTCGATGTAGTGCCCGATCGCCTGGCCGTCGCTCTCGTAGAACTCGACCACCCGGTACCCGTCGGGCGTCGTCTGCCAGCCCCACCAGCTGCACGAGTCGGTAAACCCCAGATCCGCCACCAGATCGACCGCGAAATCGGCATCGCGCGGGCAATCCCCCACCCGCCCCGCCTCATACGCCTCGCCCACCTGCTTCGCGTAGTACGCGCCAGGCACCGCCGCGTCGAAGCTCACCTCGTACTCGATCGCGTAGGTCTCTTCGGTCATCTGCGCCTTCGCGTCGCGCAGCTCTTCCTCGGGCAAGATGCCCGTCTTGCTCGCCGGCAGCTCGAGCAGCAGGTGCGTGCCGGGGTTGAGCCGCGCCTCCTCGCGCAGCTGCCAGAAGAAATTCTTGCCGGCCGGTGTCCCGGCCCAGATCGCACTGCCCTGGCGGTCGGAAAGCGCCGGGCGCACCACCGAGTACCAGGTGGAGGGGCGCATCTGGCCCACTTCGTCGAGCACCACCGCGTCCAGGTACAGGCCGCGGAGCGAGTCAGGGTTGTCCGCGCCGCCGCAGTAGATCGTGCTGTGGTCCCCAGGGCGGCCGTTGTGAATCACGATCTTGAGCTCGCTCTCGTTCGGCGGCTTCGCCCACAGCGGCTTCGTCAAGTCCTTCAGGTACTGCCACGCGACCTTCTTCGCCTGCTCGCGAAAGGGGGCGAGGTACGCCACCTGCGGCTTCGGGTGCTTGCACTCGAGCGCGCTGATCACGAGGTCCGAGCACATCGCCACCGTCTTGCCGCACCGGCGGTGCGCCACCACGCACGCCCAGCGCGCGGTGCGGTTGTGCAGCGGCGTGAACACCGGCCGCGGCTGATAGGTGTTGATGTCCATGTTGGTATTACCTCAACACCCGATTTTCGGTATTGCGCAGAGGGGGGAAGGGAACCCCTACTCGCCCCCTCCCCCCGCCTGCCGATCGATGGGGGGATGGGGGGTCGGAGCGGCCGGCACGGGCGCCTCGAGGGCTGGCCTCGGGTCACCAACCCGAAGGTCGCCACCCTTTTCCATCGTGATATCAATGACTTGCGCGTCGATGGCGCTGGACTGGGACGTAGATGGGACGCTGCCCCCCACATTGCGCCCCTGAAGCCAGGGCAGCTGCACGACGATCGCCCCGTCGACCGAGGCTTGCACCTGGGCGGGGATCACCTTGGCGACCAGCCCGGCGTAGATCTGCCGGTCCTGCACGCCGCCACGAGCCCGCTCGACGAGCCAGCCGGCCAGCCCTTGGGGGTGGCACTGCCCCGGCTGGCAGGACAGCTCTATGGCCTCCTTGATCGTCTTGGTGAGGAAGTTCGGCGTGCCCTTGCGCCGGCCCTGCGGGACCGGCTGGCCGTTCAGCGGGCTGACCGGCCGCTGTTTGGTCGGTTCTTTCGCGGGGGCTGCCGTCGCATTCATGCGTCGCGATTCTGCCACCGCGTTGGCGCGATCGCAACGGCCGCGTCAGATCCGCGCGGCGAGCTCCCAGCCGACCTTGAGCAGCGCGACCACCCAGTACGCCACGAACCCGATCGCCGGCAGGCCGGCGAGCGCCGCGGCGATCGCGCCGAGCGTCCACCGCCAGACTGCCTTGTCCTGGTCATCCATCGAGCACCTCCGAGCCCTGACCCTACCACGCCGGCCGGGGTGCCGCGCCGCTGCAACAAAGTTTGCTCCTGCTCCCCACACCCCTACTAGGTGCGAGCGCGCGCACCCCAAAACGCCCCCAAAGCAGGGCCGGTGGCCCCCCACGGGGGGTGGGGGCCACGCCACCGGCCGCCTGCTGCGACTGCTTGCGACCGCACTGCGCGCGCATAGCGCACGACAGCAGGCGCAGTGCCCCGCGACTGTCCGCCTGGTGGCGAACCGTTGCGATTGTCGCAACGTGTTGCGGTGTTCTGGTAAGGTTCGATCACCCCGGCGCGGTGCCGGGCAACGACGCAAACTGAGGAGACCGAACATGAACTTCATCGCACAAGCCGACCGCCAGTACGCCGAAGGCAAGGGCAGCGACCGTCGCGACCAGCAATGGATCTTGAGCGACCGCGACGTCTGGTACCGCAACCCGTACTACAAAGGGCCGCCTCAGCCGCACCCGGAAGACGATCACGATTGGTACGACGACGAGGTGGCGGCATGAGCCCCGCCCTCGAGCTGCTGACCCGCGTTCGCGACGGCCTGCGCCGGCTGGACCCGGTCTGGTGCGAGCTGCACAGCCGAGAGCAGATCACCGACGAGGAGCTCGACTACCTCATCGGCGATGTCGAAGAGTTCGTGGCCGAGTCGCGCCCCGAGTAATGCGATCCCCTTACCGCGTATGGACAACCCCCACACCCCTTCCCCCGCCCGCCTCGCTGCCCTGCGCGAGGCGGTG